GAAAGTTGCCGCTGCTGCCGTGGCCAAGGTTCCGAGGATCCCTGCAAATGTTGAAAAATCCATAGTCCTGTTCTCCTTTGATTTATTGGTTGTAGTTTTGGTTAAATGCCCTCACATGGTGTTCCATAAATATCACTCCTTATCAGGTGTAACTGCGTTGAGCGCGGTGTAAAGCATAACACCGGCAGCAAGAATTGCGCTACTTGGCTCGCCCTTCGCGATCGCATACCCGATTGCGATCAACGCAATGCCAAAAGCCGGGACGCTTCTTTGGGTCGACTTTTCCGCCCATCTTTTTTTTACCCAGTTGATGATTTCATTCATGAGTTTTTTAGGATATAGAGTTGTAAAGCTTTTACGTGCATATTCGCTATTGCTTCCCGGCCAGCCTCACTCATCATAAACCGGCAATCGCCAGGAGTATCCATAAAAAGGTTTTCGGTAAGTACCGCTGGGCAGTGTGATTTTGGAAGGATAGATACGTGGTCATCTTCTTTGTCGCTATCGCCGTCTGAAGTATCCTTTCTGAGCTTGTAGCCGCTCAAATACTCCGGCGCGACCTGGTAAAATATTTCAGCCAAATCGTCGGATTTTGTTTGGCCTACGCTTGTCAGTACCTCGAACCCTGTTCCTCCGCCAGCATTCCCGTGGACAGATACCAAAACACATTGGTACTGAGAGGCCATTGAAAAGACGATCCGATTGATGCGGCTTATCCGGTCAGTGATTGAAACGTCATTGAGCTCAGGGACCAATCGCTTAACCCTGATTCCAAGAGCTGAAAGCCGTTTAAAAACTCGATCAACAATTGACCGATTGAATTCGTACTCAAAAAGCTGAGAACCGTCAGTCCAAACAGGCGATCGCTTACCCGCGGTCTCTTTGCCATGACCATTGTCAAGGATTACGTGTACCGGTTTTTTAATCATCATACCGCTCTACCTTTATGATTTGACTCGTGCGAGCCCTGAAGCGTGTAAAAGTCTCGTTCAAGAACATGCAGACGGTCAAAGAGGTCGGATTGATTCTTATCAATACCAGTCAGCGTTCTTGAGCTGAAAAACCCGATCAAGGTGTTTATCACTGTACCTGCGAAAACGACGTAGAGCGAGATGTCGTGCGGGTTAGCGTTGTCCATTTTTAATTTTATTAAAGTATTTACCCGAGATAATGTACCAACCTTGATTTTCCGGTATTCATGCCAGATATGGCCGCAATATCAACTTCATAGTTTCCTACTTCTCCGTCCGCAGGAGTTTCCCATACGTAGACCCATTCGCCGATAATAAGCGACGCATAGTCTTTATCAACGATCACGATTCCTGAAGGGCTGGTAATCGAGACGAGCACGTAGTTCACCGGGTATCCGTATTCTACCGCCACGGAGAGGCCTATTTCTACTGTTGATCCGAGTATCGACATGTGTCAATGTATTGATGCTGTTATAGTGATAATGTCCCTGACCTTTGGCGATACCATCGTGACGTTGTAGCGTACCGGCATCAGCGTTTCGGTTATAGCGATAGATTCGACGTATTCGAGCGTCATACCGAACGACCAATTGTCCTGAGTGGTACTTATTACCTCGGTAATCGCGATTCCGATATCCTGCCGATCTGATCCGGAGTCGATGGCGTCAGAAATGGTGACGTTTACCGATGCGGCCGTAACGTCATTTTGTGCTATGTAATCGACAAGGGCCTTGCTTATTGATGCTGATTGCGAGTCCCCTGTTCCTACTGCGTCCGATACAGCGTTTGTCGCTGAAGCTCTTGACGGGTCGGAAGCTGACACGCTTTCGAAAAATACCATCACTACTGATGCAGATACCGCGTCCGAAAGGTTCAGGAGCGCTGATTGCGGCAATGATTGTATGTTCGAGTACGAATCAAAAGAAGATGTGGCGTCCGTCATCGATGCGGCTATTCCGGTAGCCACCGTATCGATCGTAGCTGATAAATCAGATTGATTCCCGGCTGCGGACGCCGAAGCGCTATCAAGGGAACTTTGCGTATCCAGAGCCGTAAAACTCGCTGAAGCGGTGCAGCTGTCTGTCGCCGATATTGACCCGGATATTGATGACGAAGCAGATCCGGAGATGGTATCTGTAGCGAAAGTATACTCTCCCTCCGGAGCTACGGCCGTTTCCACGATGCTGTCAGCTGCCGAAATTACCTCGGTAAATGTTTTTGATACTGCAGCGGCAACAACGTCGGTCGATATCGTTCCTTCAGCGATATTCCCGGATTCTCCTGCCGTCATCACATCCGATGGCGATTGTATCTCGGTCGTGGATATGGAAATGCTACAGCTGACAGTATCTGATGGCGTGACCGCGTCCGCAGACACTTGCACGATGCTTGGTATTGCGATATAGCTATCAGCGATACTCGTGCTCTCTGCAATGACCAAAGATACCGATGCAGTAAGCGTGTCACTGGTTATCGAGGACGTCGGAATGATAACTCCGTCCGATATCGCCTCGATGACGGACGCTATTTCTATTGAATTTATGAGCGCAGAGGGAGCGGCTGAGTCGCTGCTCGACGCTGTGTCGCTGAATACAGTTGTCGCTGATCCGGTCGGCCCGCTGTCGATTGGCGAGACGGCCTCGGTGGCGACCAAGCCAACTGCGCTAATCGAGGTATCCGTAGATGCCTGGGAGTCGCTAAGCGATAAAACGGATGTACCTGTGTTGGTGGCTGATACTGATAAGGAGTCGGCGAGGCTGACTTGCGCAGAGATGGCAATTGCGTCTGACGGTGAAGTTGATTCGGTAAAAGACGGGACGACAGCTGAAGCGATTACAGTGTCAGTGGCGCTCGTGCTCTCTACAGCCGGTATTGATGCGGACGCCGAAAGCGAGTCAACCACAGATGAGCCATCCGGGACATTCAGTGCTGCAGATCCTGCGATTGAGCTCGAATCAGTGACGGTATCGGAGAATTGCATCCCAAGGATTATTGCGTCAGCGCTGGCTACTGAGTTTGATGTCGTAAGGGCAGTATCTGCTTTTACTGTATCTACGCTTGAGACCGTTTCAGAAAGAACTACCGCGAACGTGCAGGAATCTGAGACCAAAACGGGAACACTCGGATCTCTGGCGATCAAATATTTACCGCTCCTGTCGGTCAGGAGATTCCCTGCTCTGTCAGTCAGGTAAACATAACCCTCATAAAATGTTTGTGATGTTGACATCTATAACGTTTTTGCAAAACTGAAAAGATCATCACCCTGCTGCTCATCCAACCCCAATACTGCCAGCATTTGCAGTACGTACGGGTTGTCCCTGTCCACTGATAGACTATAATCCCACCAGTTCAGTGCGATATCTTTTTCTGTCGGGTCAGGGATTGCGTTAAAAGCAGCGTCTACCTTGTCGAAATACCCTTTTCGTTTTAACGCCTCTCTCGCTTGCCGAATGGACACTGAGGATACCTTTCTCGCGTCCATCTCGTCAAGCCGCATGTTATCATAGTCTGCTTGGTTGAACTCGCGGATAACACCAGGCACGTCGATATCAGCCTCGTCCGGGACTGTCCCAAAATATTCAGGGTTATTTGTTGGGTACCGGGATTCTCTTGCCCATCCGAACTCAAGCCCTGCGAGCTGCGGCATAGGGTCGCTGTACTTTATGTATCTCATGCTCTCTCTCTTTTGAGGATTACCTTCGTCAAGTCTTTATCAGTCTTAAATCCAATCTCTTCAAGTTTCAATGCGTACCTTTTCCGCTCCTTCCATGCGTTCGCTTTGCGCATTAGCCCGAAGTAACTGTTCGCTGTGGCCTGAACCTTTTTATCGTCGCATACAGGGCCGAGGTCATCAACTTTGTTGTAGGCGTGGCGGATAGTTGACCGTCTTACATATCTTGCGTGAGGGCGCGTTATGTAGCCGAGGAAGTTAATCCCTCGTTCAATCCTGTTGATCTCCGATTTGTTCGGATGCAGGTGGAGCGCAAGATTGTCTTTAAGAAAAGAATCAAGGCGCTGCTTCGTTTTGTGAAGTCTTGCGCTGTCGTTTCCGAGCATCACAATATCATCGACGTACCGAATAAAATACCTCATGCCAGGCTGGTGCTTCGCGTACTGATCAAGCGGATCGAGATAGACGTTCGCAAAAAACTGACTGCTCAAGTTCCCGATCGGAAGCCCTTGCCCGTCTGCGTTGAAAAGGCTTTTGTGCGATGGTACTTTGCGCATGAGCGCAGGGGAGCTCTTTATCTTGACTGATCTTGTCGGGTCGTGGTTGAGGATCATGGAGCATAATCCCATCCACCACTCTTCAGTGATATATCTTGCGAGCTGCTTTTCAAGGATAGGCTTCTGGATCGAGACGAAGAAGTTCGCTACGTCTACCTTAAGAAAATGCGTCGGTATGGAATAGTTCTGGCTGGCAGACCGCATCATGTTGCCCAGCTGGTCTACTGCAGCAAGCGCACCTTTTCCCGGTATACAAGCGTAACTGTCATGAATGAACCTTCTGTAGAACCTTTGACATACTCTGTTGTATAGAAGGTGATGTACAATTCTGTCCCTGAAATCGGCGGCCCACACTTCTCGGACTTTCGGGTACTCGACGACAAAGCATATTGATCTGCCGGGTCGGTATTCTCCCGAATGCAATTCATAATATAAATCCATCAAATTTCTTTCGAGTCGCTCCTCAAACTCAAGAGCGTTGAATGTATTTCGTTTCGTTTTCCTGCAGTCGAAATATGCCTGAAACAATTCCTCGACCGTCACATCACACTGTTTTTCCATGATTATCTCTCGCCTGACAGCTCGCACATAGTTGGCATTCGTCTTATTGTTGTTGTTCTGGTTGCCGGGATTCCCTGAGTTCCAGTTCTGGTTCCACGCGCTGGTTGTGGAATACTCGGAGCAAGACCAATAGACGTACGAGCCGATATTTGACCGCACACTCACACGTCGCATTGCAGTCCATACCACAACGAGACTGGCTTCGCCTTTTCGTTGATGTGCCATCACAACAACGGGTGCAGTCCCGATCGAACGGTCTCTGATGTTCACCTTGGCCAACATCATTCTGCCGACAATGGTTTGACAGTTTTCAGCCAGCCTTGCGCCTGTCTCACAACGCTGTCCGTCAACATGACGATCTCGGAAAAAGCCTTTACGCTCATCAACTGCATATCTTTGCTTAATCGCGTTAACAATTCAACGACCTGCATCCGCTCGACAATGAGCGAGACGTACTTTGCCCGGTCTTTGATAAACGAGTTTGCCTTGTAAATGAACACTACCAGATCAGCAACTTCATCTCTCAGTTTTGCGCCAAGTGTATGCTTGAAGTCACGCGGAAAGTGCTTGACTACTCGCGTAACCTGCTGCAGTAGCTCGTAGGTTGCCTTGTAGATCGGTAAGTGCTGGTACTGGGCCATTCTCGGTAAAGGATTAAAGGATTAAAGGACGGATCGCCTGACAGCTCGCACATAGCCGGCATACGTCTTATTGGAGTTGCCCTGGTAGCCGGGATTCCCTGAGGCCCAGAGCTGGAGCCACGCGCTGGTTGTGGAATACTCGGAGCAAGACCAATAGACGCACGAGCCGTATGCAAAAGCGTTTGTTTCACCTGTTCTGAACCCAATACCTGCGGCGACTTGCGCGGGGGAACCTGTTGTATAAGCCGCCCCTGTAGGATTCGAGTTGTTGTTTAATCCGTGAGTATTTTCCGTGTCGCCTAAAGAACCAAGGTTCATATAGCTCGGCGTAGCTCCTGTAGGTCTATCCGCTGACGCATAGTTCGCGTCAGCCGTTGGTTTCAGGTTGCGCCATGACAGCTCAAGCTCATCACGAGCAGGTACATACCAGTCTGTATAACCTCCGATTGACAAACCTCTGGCCCACCATGCAGCAGGGTAGACGGTCGAGTTATCCGCCGCAACCATCGCAAGTGTCCCTTTCCATCCTTCAGTCAGCGTTTGGCAAGCTGTCGGGAGTGCCGTATTCGCGTTTTTAATCGCGATCGCACTGTTCTCACCGCTTGATTTTGGTGCGTCAATGATTCGGTAGGTCGCCATGACCGACCAATCAGTAAACGTACCGCTTCCGCCTACGCTACTGATTGATAGTGTGAGGGTTGTGCCGTTTGCGCCCGTCACCGTGCCGATCATTTTGTTAGCTGGGTTTGCTCTTGATCGCACCTCTAATGACTGTCCACTATACACTATCGGCGTAGAGGTCATATCTGGCACAGTGAAAGTCTTTGTCCCAGTGCCGATTGCTGTTGATGTGGACGACTCTACAAGCTCTTCCCACATCTCTCCAGCATAATAGCCACCCTCAAATGACGCACCGAACGATCCCGGTGTTGCATTCGGCGTGGAGATGTAGCTGTTAAAGCTCGAAGCTGTCGTGAATGACACGCCCGTTGACCATGCAGACCACCCGTTCGCAGTTCCGTGCTGGCGAGTGCGGAGGTAGTAGGTCGTTGATACCGACAATCCTGTAACGCTCCACGACGTCTTATGCGTAGCGTCCGCGTAGCTTGACTGAACAACCCCCGTGAACCCGCTGTTTGTCGAAAGCTCCCAGTCTGAATTAAGATGCGTATCGCTTACTCCGACCCAACTGAACGCGCTTGCTGTTACCGATTCTGTAGCAAGCTGGTTTGTTGCGCCGGTTGTTGGAGAGGTGATTGATGGTGTCGCTACGGTTGCGGCTAAGACGAAAAGGCTGATATCTCTTGATATGCCGCCAGCGGTGATCGTAAGCGTTACAGTCTGAGCTGTAGATGGCGCGGTGAATGAGATGCTGTCTCCTGTGATGGAAACTGACCCGGCTGTGACTGAGGCCGTGTAGGCAAGAAAACTATCGTAATCCGTTATAGTGTAGGCAATGACCTGGCTGACATATATAGTCGTCGCTCCGGAGATGGTCACTGATGCGCCTAATCCGATTGCTGGCCCAAGTGCGCTTAAAGGGACGCTCCATGTGGTTGTGCCGTCATCAATGTCAACCGTCATTGTCCCTGTTGGTGTAGTAGAGGGCGATGCCCCGTAAATCTGAGTCGGCATGGTGGTATTATTTATAATAGCAAGAGAGGGGTTTCAGCGACACGCTTACCCCTCCCGAAAATCCAAGCCTCTTACTTATGAGAACTGGAACTTATAGGTCAACGTCAATCCGAAACCATTACTGGTGTTGATCGCGCTGAAAATCTGATGACCAAGAAGGACGCCTGCGCTCGCTGCATTTAGCGCGCCCAATTCAGTGACAGCGGATGCTCCTGTCGCAGTCCATGTGTAGGTGAGCTGAAGTGTATCGTTGGTCACTGTGGTTGTGACACGGGAGACTGTAGCCGCTGCGCGAGCAAGGCCGTTTGTGGCTATCTCGGACTGCAGAGCGGTGTCACCAATGGCGGCCGCAGTTACGCCTGTTCCGACGGCCAGCCAGCCGAATGCGGTCACAGCTCCGGTGTTGCCAACAAGGCCAGCAATAGCGGCTTTCCCTGCACTTGTCACAAGGTTTTGCCCTTCTCTGGTATCAATCAAAATGCCTTTTTCGTCGCGTAGCTCGAACACATACGAGCCCTTAATCCTCAATGCGTCATTGTCCATTTTTATGCCGGTTTAGGTTTTTTTGTAGCTTGAATTCTGTCAGCGCATAGTGTTCTCACACCGATAAAATCAATGCTATACAAAAAAGGGAGCTTGAGCCACGGGGAAAATGGAGGCGGTGAATTTAGTGGGGTGTCGGCAGTTACGCTGGTTTCGTCGGCCAGACTATCGACCCGGGAAACCCTGCCTGCGATGGGATGTTTTTAAGCACCTCTCGATATGCCAGCCACGAGGCCAGAACGTCGCCAGTGTATGATGTATCGCTCCAGATTATAGATTCATTGAGCAGTAGGTCTCTCTTTGCCCTTGCCTGAGTTGCGAGGTAAGCGGTTATCTCTGCATCGGTCAAATCCTGAACCACGATCTTTTCTGGCATCTGCCATTTGCATCCGTAGGCGAGATCCGTCTTGGCTGCCAAT